TACATCAATACTATTTACAGCAAGTGTAATCGTTCCGCTAGTAGTAATTGGTGATCCACTCACAGTAAATTCTGATGAACCTGCGTCTGCTACAGCTACTGAACTTACAGTGCCTGTAAACTGAGGTTGTACTTGTGAAAAAGTAATATTAGCACTACCAATACTGCCACCTGTATCTGTTGTACATAAAAATATTGTATCTTCATTTGTTGTACCTTCTTGAACAATAACAAGCTGACCAGCTAATTCATCTACTGTATTAAAATCTGGATCTCTAGTTGCTGCACCACTTGCTGGAACAACATAAATACCATTCTCTGTAGCATCTGATTGATTCTTAACTAAAACTTTATTACCAGTTGCTAATGAAATACCATCTAACGTATCGCCATTTTCTAAAGCATTAGATAAATTAACATTTGCTGTTGTTGCTGCTCTTACAATAATTCTTGTTTTTAATCCTGCTACTAAATCATCAACGTAACTTTTGATTGCTACATCTGTAGCACCAGATGGTGCAGACATACCACTTATAGCTCCACCAGTAATACTTACATTACTAGATGCTTGTGTTGCAATACTTCCTAAACCTAAAGATGTTCTAGCAGTAGCTCCACTTTCTGTTACAAAATTAGAACCATCACCTACAATAAAATTACTATCTGTAGGAGTTAGTCCTGCAATATCAGATAACTGTGCATCAAATGCTTGAACATCTGATCCTATTGCTAAACCTAAATTTGTTCTAGCAGATGAAGCTGAAACAACATCACTTAAGTTATTTGCTTTTACATTTTTTGCATCTAACTGTGTTTGTATTGCAGAAGAAACACCTGAAACATAACCAAGTTCAGTTGCTGTTACAGATGATACCGCAACTTTGCCTGATGAATTTGAAGCTAAAGCTCTTGATGCAGTTAAGTCTGATGTAGCTATTGTTGATGCACCACCAGTTATAGTTGCTGCTTTTGCATCTAGTTGAGTTTGTATTGCAGATGTTACACCATTTAAATGTTGAAACTCTGTATCTGATACTGTTCCGTTTGCAATTTTTTCAGCAGATATTCCTGTTGGTATAGAATCATTTGTTTTTGATAATGCACCAATGTAAACATTGTT